ACCCATTTGTACTTCAAAAGCGCACTTAGCCCAAACTTTGACACAAAAAAGCCGGGGTCGTTTTATGCCCCGGCGTGTTTAATAAACTTTACTTATGTTTACTTTTGTTTTTTACTCATGTAAGCCTTGGTTGCACCCACTGCTTTACGAAATGCATCTTCATCTGGAAGCTCATATGCTAATTCTTTCTTTGCTTCAGTTACAAAATCACGTACTTCTAATGAATCACGTCCAGTTTTAGCCATTTCCATGGCTTTATCTTTAATTTTTTCTAGGGCTTCTACCCTTTTCTGGCGCACACCTGCGTCCATTTCACGTGTTACTTCTGTATTTAAATAATATAACGTACGTACGCTCCAGATTTCTAAACAATAGAATGTAAGTAAAGAATTTTGACGTACACGTAAAAATAAATGACGTCTTCTTACCAAGATCCTCTGTTAATGGCTGCACTTGCAGCACAACAAGAACAAGAAAACAAAAAAGGACCTTCTGCGCTTGAAGTTATTGGTGGATTAGCGTTAGGTGCTGGAATTGGAGCACTTGCCGGGCGTGGAATTGTACGAGGAATGCGTCGTGGAGGTACAAAACCAGTTACTGTCCAAGATTTGGGTAACACTGGAGCAGCAGCGGAACAAAACGTACGTCGCGCAGCCGCTCCACCTCCATCACGCCCAGCTCCTGGTCCTACAGCCGCTCGTCAAGCGCAAACAGAAGAGTTTGTGCGTCAAGCAAGGACAGAACGTCCTTCCGGAATCCAACTAGTCAACATTCAAGATTTAGGTACTACTGATTATCCAGTTAATAAAGCCGAAGCAGAAGATATTTTAAATCTTCTCAACAATGTTGTACTTCCTACAGAACAAGCTTTAGAGCAAAAACGTTTACCGGCTGCTGGTTTTAGTCCTATTGATTATTTAACACAAAAAGGTTATGTAGAAAAAGCATCTACTGGCACACCTTATTCGGCTTCTGAGATTGCTCGGCTTTCTCGTCAACCAGTAGCTGAATCAGTTGGTGACGCTGGTGATCGTTTTATTCAAGAATATCAACAACTTGCAGAAAATCAAGCGCGTGCTGATCGTCGTGTACAAGCTGGTCTTCGCGCACGCGAGATGCAGATCCGTGGTACTGGTGAACGCATACTTGCGGAATTACAACAAGAATCACTTGTATCTAAACAACAAGCACGTACTGGTTTCAATGTAGACCAAGCAATCAATGCATTAGATGCAGCAGAAGATCAACAAACCGGTCGGATGAAAATTCAACTTCAACGAAACGAAGATCTTGATTTAAGTCAAATAGAAGTACTTGAAGATATTTCAAACGAACAACGTAATTGGATGATGGAGCAAGACGAACCTATTAATAATGTTGCATCTCAACTTTCAGATGGTCTTCCAATTGATCAATCTGAAGGTGCCGTTGTATCGGCTCAAAAATTTGCAAATAGTGCAATTTCAAAACAACGTGTATCTCGAGAGCCTCTTCTTGATATTGAAAATAAAATGTATGACTTAGTTGCAACTGCCGCCGAAAGTGGTTTAAAACTAGAACCTAAACGTGCGCTTGCAATTTTAACTAATCCAGATATTGAATTAACATCTGATGAAATTAATTTGTTTAATGTAAATCCTGAAATTGGAAAATTTGCTCTTAAAGGTCAATCCTTTGGTAAAGGGCAGAGGCAAACGGGCGCATCAATGAGTATTGTTGGTGAACGCCTTGAAAGTTTTCCAAATATTGGTATAGATCCGCAGTCCTCAATCACAGGAGCTGCATCTGGAACTAGCATCAGAGGTCGTTCCAGAAGTCAAAATCAACCCGATGTTTTTCGTCAACGAATTGATTCGTCTGGACGCCCTGTTACAGAAGATATTGTTAACATTGATCCAGGTGGTACGGTAACTGTATCCCCTGGTGAAGAGCTTACTGAACTTGACATTCCTGAAGAACTTACTTCTACATACAAACGTTTTATAAAAAGTCCTGTTACTGGAAAAATGGAACAAGAGTACGCACCCAAAGGTATGCGTGCTATTCAAACAATGGAAGGTAAAACGTATTATGTACCAATTCAAGATCCAGGGGGAATTGGTATTTATGGTGAAGAGCGTAGTTACGCTTCTGGACCGATAGTTAAATATGATGTTCCTGAACAAGAGCGTATTGCCGGTGAATATACTAAAACGGCCATGCGTAAACCAACCGAATTACCCTTTGTTGAAAAACCACAAAAAGGTACAGGTTTTTCAACTATGAGCACTGCACAACTGCAAAATTTTATTACCGGAGCGTCTGGCAAAGAAGGTCCTGGTTCAAGTGTTGTCAGAGCTGGTGTTCAAGAGTTAAATCGTCGTCAAGCTACTCAAAGAAGTTTAGAAGCTAGCGAAGCAATTCGTCGCGCTAATATTGAAGGCAGGGATCCGCAAATAATTCTTAAACAATTTGGAATTGGGCTTTAATCATGGCTGAAGAAAAAAAGAAAAAAGAAAAAAAGTGGATTCAAAAAGCTGATATTAAAGAAGGGGCTTTTACGGCTAAAGCAAAACGTAAAGGTATTACTTCTGCTCAGCTTCAGGAAAACGTCCTTGCTAATCCTGAAAAGTATGATGATCGTACGGTAAAACAAGCTAACCTTCGCAAAACTCTTGTAGGATTACACAACAAGAAAAAAAATAAAGAATGAAAGACGCACGCCTGGAACTAGGTCGATATATATCTAATCCTTTTGACAAACAGGGACGTATTCCGTCGCAATTAAATTTTCGTGAATTGTTTCGGGATAAATACGCAACAGAGAATGGTGGATCCCCTTGGGTACCATCTCGATATACTTTTGAAGATTTAACCAAAGCTGTTCAAAATCGTAAAGTAATTCACAACCCACGCCTTAATTACGTTCCTAATTCTCCATTTTGGGATGATAATAATGAGTTACCGGAACAGGGATATGAGATGTTCCAGGGACTGGGGCGATTTAAAAGAGATGATTACAATTTTGACGAAGGCCGTGCTTTAACGCGTGTGCGCCCAGAAGATCAACCAGATTTTAATCCTGAGTGGATGGAAGCATATAAGTTAAGTCCTACGGTCCGTCCTGATAAACGTGCCAAGAATCCTATGCCGCGCACCAGGAATCCAGATCCGAACGGCTTTATTATGCAGTTGGCAGAAAGTCGTGCAGAAAATGAAATGGAAAATAATGTTTCTGTTGCACAGCTTCTTGCCGATAAAAAATTAAATCCAACAGAAGAGCGTATTGGCCAAGAAAAAATTACACAAGAAGAACAAAATATTTCTCCAGCTAAAACGATTACAACAGCGTAAAATAAATACAACAAGTTAAAAATATAGTGAAAATTGCTGGTCGCTTAATGGATCAAATCGCTTCTTCCCAATTGGGAAAGCGTATTTTAGGCGGCGGCGGAAAAGAACTTTTACAAGCAAATATTCCTGGTGCAGTCACAACAAGTTTATTTACTCTTGCTGGTGGAGGAGGAATTCCTGCTGCTTTAACAACAGGACTTTTGGACATGGGTCTTTCTTATGGCGGGGCCAAGTTAGCAGGTAAAAGGTTTCCTGGTGCAATGCAAACAGTGATTCGTGATTTACCTGGAGGAAAGGTTGAAAAAACTAGGATGTATCAACCTTCTTCTGGACAGCAAATTGCAATGGGTGCTGGCACGGTAGCTGCTCCACTGCTTGTCGCTTCTATTTTTCCAGCAGCTCAAATTGCTTCAGAAGACCCACAATTACTTCAACAACTTACTTCCGAGCCTGTTGTTATGGATCAAACAGCAGCTCTTGAACAGCAAGTAATGCAACGCCAGATGATTAATAAATTAGGAGCCCAAGCCTTGTCACCTGGAACTAATTTCCAAATGGCCGGTATTGAATCAACTCTTACCAGAGGAATGCAAGCTCCTCCTGGTTTAGATCCTTATGGGTTAATGGGTTAATAAAGTGGACATCGGTTATCAAGCTAAACAGTTTGCTCGCGGCTTTAAAAAAGCTGATCTCATTCAACAACGAATGATTCGTGATGGGATTGGCTATGGTCAAAGCGTTTTAGATCCACGTTTTAAACAGCAAGTTGTAGCTAAAGGAATTAGTGCACGGGAAACACCTGCTCAATTCTTAGGTGCTTATACGTCACGCATGTTGATTGATGTGGCCAATGATGGTACACGCACTTACTGGTGGCGTTACAACCATCCTCTCGCAATTGCACAAAGAGGCATGGAGGTAGCTGGTGTTAATCAACGCACACTTGGCAGTCCTAGTTCTACAGCCGCTGTTTCTTTAGGTGTTGCATTACCAGCTATTGCGGTTGCTGGTACATACGACATAACAAATCCTGAACAACAATTTAGACCTAAAGGGTATGCTCAATCGTATGCTGAAGAAGGAGCTGAAGATCGCAGAGAAAGCACTCAGCCAGTTCAAGAAATGTTTGAACGTTTCTTTTTAGGAAGAACTGGCAAACCTTTAAAATATGAAACAGCAAAACAAGATATTCCAGATTTAACTCCTGAACGTTACGGTAATTATATGAATTATTTGTACAACGATAAAGGCTTATTAAATCTTGGTATTTTAAAAGGAACTACTGAAAATCTTGAGGGCAAGCCTGAAGTTCGTTTATTAGGTTTTCCAGCCTCTCTTCCAATGGCGGGTGGTTTTACTGCTGGCACTACTTCTGCGGTAATTACCAATCGTTTGTTAACTGATAAGATGGGTCCAAGACGAACTGGAAAAATTGCACTTGCTGGAACTGCAGGTTCTTTAGCGGGTATTGCTGTTGGTAATATGTTAAATGAAGCAATAGCTATGGCCAATCGGCCAAAATTACCAGAAGTAGAAACCTATCAGCAAGAAATGTAGGCTGATAAAATTAAAGTAACTAAAAAGGCTTAGTTTAAAAATGGCTTATATTGCTGGACCGCAAGGTGTCCAATTTGTACAGGATGATCCAAGCCGGATGCTCCCCCCTGGAGTACAGCAAATTCCTACGGATCAAAATGTACCCGGTGGAGCATTTCAAAATATGCTTAACCAACTAACTGCTGGACTTGGTGCTAATCGCCAACTTCTTGGTAAAGCAGCTAGGTACGGTCCAGGTGCAGAACGTACCGTTAGAGAAATTGGAGAAGGAGATGTTCTCGGCGCTGTCGGTTCTCTTGGTGGTATGTATGCTACAGGACAAGCAGCCAAAATGTTGGGTGCAAAAATCCCCGCTACCACTCTTCCCGGTATGATTGCTAAAGGCGCCCTGTACGCAGGCGGAAGCCTTCTTGGCAGCAATGTAGGTGCAACCTTGGCCGGTGGACTTGGTCAGATGCTTGGTGGAGCTGCACAAGCCGCTGGGGGCGCCGTTCAGTCTGCTACTGGAGCAATTGCTAGTCAACGAAGAGAAGAAGGTAAATCTGGTGTAACAGGTGGTGGTGTTGGTTATTCGGATGCTGATGTTGCACGTCTTGCTGAACTTAATGAAATCATGCGTGTAGGCGGCGTTAAAACTGCTCAACAAATGCTTCCTCTTTATCAGCAATATCGAGGAGTTGATACTCAAAACCAAATGCAACTCAATCAACAATTAGGTCAATTAACAGGTGCTTTAAACCGTCAAAAATACATGGCTGAACTTGCGTCTGGTGCACAAGCAGAAACGGGTGCCACTACTCGTACCATGATGACTGCTCCTAATCCGTATGCTTCTTCTGCATTTCAGTACAGGGGTTAATTATGGCATTTCAACAAGCAGGTAAATATGCAGATTTTCTAGATCCAGATTTAATTAAATTTGGACAACAAGGCTCAGCTTCTTTTGGAACAGCGTCTAAACCTCAAACTGAAATGGGGGAGCTTCTTTCTTTTTGGAAAGAAATGAATTCACCTGAAGCGCGAAAACAAGCTTTAGCAGATAAACTCCAATTCGATAAAGAACAAATGCGTGCGGCCTATCCGTACTTACTTGCTCGTGAGTTTCCCGGTCAAGTTGCTCGTGCAGTTAATCCAATGGCTGACCCAACTACTGCAGCAATTGTTTTATCTTCTTTTCAAAGAGGTCAAGAAGGTATTGAAAATATTGTCCGAGGAATTCCTCAATTAAGTCAATCAGGTTCTCAAATTGGTTTTGTTCCAAGTGGACGTTACTTTAGAGAATCACAAGGTTAAAATAAATGTATGACATTTTAGATGAAAATCAGTATTCCTGGATTTCACCTAAATCTTCTGCGAAGAGTAAAGAAATGGCATTTGATTGGGGTCCAGTAGCAGGTGCAGGCTTAGGAGGCGTGTTTAGCCTGTTTGGATCTATTGGGCAAAGAGAAGCGCAAAACAACGCATTCAGGATGCAAAACCTGATGCAAAATGCGGCTATTGAAGAGGCTCGTAACGCTCGTTATGGTGATCTTGCCAATCAAATGGCTGGTCGTGTTGCTTCTTTATCTTGGGGCCCCGAACTTGATTTAGCCCGTCAATTTGAAGCACGTAAATTTCAACTTGGTCCAGAAGTTGAAAAAATGCAAGCAGCTCGTAAATTACAATATGAATCAGATCGTGCCTTTGCAATGGATCCTAGAAGTCGTCAGTTAGCTGCTCAAGAACGTAGGGGTAGAATGGAAGAAGAAGCATTTAAAAATATGCTACCAGGAACGGCTGCGTTTGGTCCGACAGCACCATTTGCTGGCTTAGCTGGTAAGTACGGTATTTTTGGATTTACAGGAGGTAAATAAAAATGGGAGGAGGAGGTCCTAGTTATACGCCGCCACCGCAAGATGATACGTTTAAAAATTATCTTGCGTATCAAAAAGAACGCGAGCTTATTGCAGAAGAAAAAGCTAACAAAGCTGAACAAGAACGGAAAGCAGAAGCTGCTGCACGTAAAGCGTCTGGTGCTGCTTCTTATGGCGGACTCAAACAAACTACTCAACAACAGCTTGCTCAGGGTTTAATTGGTTACGAAAGCGCACAACAGCAGTTGCGTGATTATGCAGCACGATATGACCTGGCACCACCCGAAGCTGATATTCAAGAGCTGACTCAACAGTACACAGCAGCTCTTCCTGGTAAGCGAGAAGCAGGAATTAAAGCCTCTTACGAAGAGTTGTTAGGTCGTCAAGCAACTTCTGAAGAACTAACCAAAGCTCAAGAACGATTTGGACAGGGTTACTACGGTACGATGGAAGATTTTAAGTCTTCTCTTACCAAAAGTTCTGAGTATCAAGATAAATTTAATCAAGATTACTTAAGTAATTATTACGATACTCAATTCGGAAAACAGACGCTTACCGCAGAAGGTAAAAAATCTGGTAAACGTACTTTTAAATTTGATTCATCACTCCTTCCTCAATACGGTGGAGATCTTCAAGCCCGCGCCAAAATTGTTACTCCCGACTTTGGTAAAGAATTTGAGGGCACTCCGGCAGAGCTGGAAGCACAACAGCAAAACATTCGTGATACCAGACAGTATCTTTACAGTGCAGGTCTTACCAATCTTCAAGGAGAAATTGACAAGGAGACCCAGAAACTTAAAAATGAAGGCACTAAAGCTGTTGCAAAGATTTCTGCAGAAGGCAGCGTTTATTCAAATCTTGTTTCAGGGTTCTGGTCTTAAATTCATATTGTTATAATTAATCAAGAGTCAATACTTAATCTAGATGACTAGCTCTGTTCCTACCGGCCAAGGTACCGGAGACGACTACTTTGATATTAATAAGTTTGAAGAGCTGCTTGCTCGTCTTGAAGCTTCAAAAGGTCGTCAACAGCGTCAAAAATCTCTTGAAGGTCGCCGCGATATTTATGCCGGTGGTCTTGCCAGTATGATGTCTAACTTCTGATGCAAACACCAATTCAAGAAGATCAAACTCCCGCTCAAGAGTTTAATCTTGACAGCTATCGAAATCTTCTTGAGCGTTTAGAAGCATCTAAACGTGATCAACAACGGCTGGATAAAAAACTTCCTGATTCTTCCCAACAGTAAACTGTATAATTCGCTATTATGACTAGCAGTGTTCCCGCTGGACAAACCGATGTTGATGACTGGTTTGATCTAGACAAATATCGTCAGGCGGCTGGTGTCGCCTACGAATTTTCCAAAAAGAAAATGGAGACTGCTGGTGAACAAGAGCGAGAAACTATCGGTAAGGGTGCAGAAGAACAAAGAGGTTCTGCTGAACAGTCCCAGCGATTTAAACAAGAAGACGAAGCTCGAGACTACGGCCAGTCTCAACGAGCATATCGATATTAAAGTTTTTGACCACTGGTTAGATAATTTAGATTCTCCGACCAGAGAAAGTTTTGTTGCGTTTGCTGAAAGTAATAATTCAGTAATTGAAATTTATCTTTATTCTCGATTCCTTGGTTACAACGGTTCAATTACCAGTTGTGACCTTTGGATTGCTAAACATTATTCAAAACCAGATCACAGAAGCGTTCTTCTTTCTGAGATCATGGAGATGCAAGAAGATATTCGTAAACTTAGAGAAGACATTGAAAATTTTGCTGTGAAACGTGATTCTGGTGTTGCGCGTATTGCTGGCATGCAAAAAGAATTACGCGGCACTATTGCACAGGTAGAGAACTACACAGCTAATAAAGATCGCAAAGGTTTGTTGATGGCTGGTGCTGACCAAGCCATTCGTGAGTTGTTAATGATTTTTAAAGATGATCCGATTGAAGGACCCCTGCAAGAAGCATCAATGTCAGTATGGGCTAAAATGCAATTAAGTGAATAGTAGTAATGCAGCAATTACCAAACTATCAACATCCTCTTCCTGAGTCACAGTTGCGGACTGGTATTACTTTTGGACCAGGGAGGACCACTCGTTTACCAGAGAAAGGTACACGTGAGTATCAAGAGCTTGTCAACCGTATCCGTGATAACGCAGCACAAAATCAATGAGTAAGATGCCACCAGAACTTCTTGAGCACTTCAAGAAGAAAGAAGCAAAGAAAGAAGACGGTACTGAGATGAATGATAAGGAGAAGCGTAAAGCTGCCCTGGATAAAGCTCGTAAATATCAAGAACAAAAACGCGATAAAAAAGAAAAATAGACTAGTATCAAGTTAATTACTGGTCTTTTCTGTGCCCGCATATCTTCATCAAGCTTATCGACGTAACGCCCAGGCTGCTGCAAAAAATCACCGGGTTCGCAAGAAAGATAATGAAGATCTCCTGGAACTGGCACGAGAAGACTTTGGTTATTTTTGTGATTACGTAGCAGATAAACCACCTGCTAAACATCATCAAGATTGGCACCGGCAATTAGTTACCAACCAAGACAGCTCTTGCCTGCTGAAAATTGCTGGTCCAAATATTGATCTGTTAGCTCCACGGGGATCGGCCAAGAGTACGGTTGCAGGTTTGTTTGCAGCATGGGCTATTGGCGTGCACACTGCAGCCAAACGCCCTTTACAGATTCTTTATCTTTCTTATACAGTTGATATTGCTCGTTCTAAGTCAGCAACAATTAAACGACTTATTGAAAGCAAAAGATATCAAGATGTTTTTCCAACAGTAAAACTTCTTAAGAACGTTACAAGTAATGAGTACTGGTCTATTGACCATCGTTTTGCTGGTATTGATATTGCTGGTGAAGAACAGTTCACACTCTGTGCTGCTGGCCTAAAAGGTTCAGTGACTTCCAAGCGCAGTCAATTAGTAATCATTGATGACGCTATTAAAAGCTCATCAGATATTGCCAACCCTGACATCCGAAAGATGATGCAGGATAACTGGAATGCTGTGATCGCACCAACGATGTTTGAAGGTGGACGCGCCATCTGCCTTGGTACCAGATTCAGGCATGATGATATTCATGCAACTACTTTCAATGAACAAAACAACTGGATGCAGATTGTTCTTTCTGCAATTCAAAACAATGAAATAAGTGGAGAAGAAGAATCTTATTGGCCAGAGATGTGGTCATTGGATTACTTAAAGGAGAAAAAACGGCAAGCACCAATTGCTTTTTCTTTCCAGTACATGAATCAAATCGTCAGGCAGAACGAACTATCGTTGGCTCCTGAACTATTGGTTAAAGCAGAGATTGCTACTGAGTTTGATTCACTGGCTGTTGGGGTTGACCTCTCCGCTGGTACAAAAGAAAAAAATGATTACACTGTTTTTGTTCTTGGCGGAAAACT